TAGAACGCGCCGCGTTGGTTATATCGAAGTACCAAAAAAGAACGGGAAAAGTACGCTACTAGCCGGTATTGGTATTTACCTTTTAGCCGCAGACGCCGAGCCGGGCAGTAACGTCTTTAGTTGCGGCGCGGATAGAAACCAAGCTAGCCTAATTTATGACGAAGCGCGGGCAATGGTCGCCGCGTCGCCAATGCTACGCAGTAACTTAGAAGTGATAGACAGTAGAAAAACGATCTACTACAAAAAAACGAATAGCTATTACCGGGTTCTGAGCGCTGACGCGTTTAGGGCCGAGGGTCTAAATATACACGGTTTACTATTTGACGAACTACACGCCCAACGCGACCGGCGGTTATGGGTGTGCGCCCTAGCTTGTTAAAACTTGCTAGGGCGTACCCAAAAACGCGACGCCTTACGCTTCGGCGGTGCGGCACGCCGGCAACCGCTTTTATTATCTATAAGTACGGCCGGCGTTAGCCGTAATAGTATTTGCTGGGAACAACACCAATACGCCGAACGGGTTATAGCCGACCCTATGTTAGACCCAACGTTTTACGGTGCTATCTATGCGGCCGACCATACGGCGCCGGGGTTTAATATGCAAAGCCCTAGAACATGGAAAAAAGCAAACCCAAGTTTAGGGCATACTATGACTAACGAAAGTTTTAAAGCCGACGCGCGCGAAGCATACAACAGCCCAAGCAAAACAAACGCGTTTCTACGCTACCGTTTAAATTGTTGGGTATCTACAAATACAGCGTTTTTTAAGCCGGCCGCTTTGGCTAAATGTAAGCAACCTATACGCGATCTAACCGGCCGGGTTTGCTACGCCGGCGGCGATTTTTCAACCACTACGGATTTATCATGTTTTTGTATTGTGTCACAAGACGACGACGAAACGTTAGACGTTTTACCGGTGGTTTGGATTCCAGAAGCGGCCATAGAAGCCCGTAGCGTACGCGACAAAGTAGACTACATACAGTGGGCGCGCGACGGCGTAGTAAGAGTAACCGAAGGTAACGCCGTAGACTACAAACAAATAAAAAAAGATATTTTAGAATTATGCGATCATTACAAAATACAAGCAATAGGCGTAGACCCTTGGTCGGCGACGATGTTAGCGCAGCAGTTAGCCGACGAAATGCAAACCGCTACCACTATTTGTAATGTACGCCAAGGTTACGCCAGCATTTCCGAACCATTTAAATATTTAGAACGTTTGGTACTAGATGCTAAAATAAGGGTAGACCATCCGGTGTTTGATTGGTGCGCCCTTAATGTAGCTTGTACCGTAGACGGCGGCGGGAATATTAAACCAAGTAAACAACGCAGTACGGAACGAATTGACGTAATTAGCGCGCTATGTACAGCGTTAGCCGTACAAATGAGCGCGGCCGAACCGGAACCCGCGAACGATTGGCAAATTGTGACACTATGAACGAAGAAACCGTAGACGTAATAAAAACCGCAGACTACCGAATAGGCACGCTACGTAGTTTCGATTCTTCAGCGTTTGCCCGTGGTAGCGGCCATAAAAAAGAAACGCCAGAAACAGCGCCAGAAGTGCCGGTAGTTTTAGCGGCTATTCGCTTAATAGCTGAAAGCGTAGGTACGCTACCGCTACACCTTTACCGCACCGAAGCAAACGGCGCGAAGACCTTAGCGACAGACCACCCGTTATATAAGATATTAAGACATAGGCCAAACGCCGAACAAACTAGCTTAGAACTACGCGAAACGTTAGTAATGCTTTACCTTCTTTACGGTAATGCGTTTTGTGAAATTAAACGCGACGCGCGCGGCGTAGTTAGTTCGTTAGAAGCGTTGCACCCGTCGCGTATGAAAGTTACCCGCATAGCAGACGGTACGCTACGCTACATTTATAAAGAACCAGACTACCGTGAAACCGTTTACCAACCAAGCCAAATTTTACATATTCGTATGCCAAGCCTAGATGGTCTTAACGGTATGTGTTTAACTCACTTGGTACGCGACGCCATAGCGCACGCAAGAGCGTTAGAGGCGCACGGCCTACAGTTCTTTAGCAATTTTGCTAAACCGCAAGTAGTGCTAAGTAGCGAAAACGCTATACCAGTAGAAGCACAAGAAAACCTAGCGAACCAATGGCGCCGCCTTTACTCACAACAAAGCGGCAACGCATATAAAACGGCAATACTACCGCACGGTTTAAAAGTAACCGAACTAAACGCCAGCATGGAAAGTAGCCAGTTTTTAGAAGCGCGTAGGTTTGCAGTTATCGAAGTGGCTAGGGCGTTTAAAATACCACCGCACCTACTGCAAAGTTTAGACGGCGCAACCTATACAAATATAGAAAGCCAAGGGCGCGAGTTTGTAACGTATACGCTACTACCGCACCTACGCCGCATAGAAGACGCTATAGCGCGCGATCTTCTAGGCGACGACGTGGGCGTAATGTTTTGCGAACATGACGTACACGCGTTTATGCGAGGCGACACGGCCGCCCGTGCCGCGTGGTATCAGCAAATGCAAGGCGCCGGCGTGCTATCTATAAACGAAATTAGACAGTACGAAGGGCTAAACCCTATAGGGCCGGAAGGTGATGAAAGGTTTATGCAACTAAGTTACACAACCGTAAAACGAATAGTAGACGGCGCCGACAATCCAACGCAGGAGGGCTAAGAAATGGCAGAAGATAACGTAGAACGCCGGGGCTTTACTGGCGACGTAGAAGTAAGAGAAGAAAACGGTGACGTACGAATACAAGGGTACGCCGCTATGTTCGATTCGGATAGCGTTTTATTACCCGGCGGGTTTATTGAAACAATACGGCCCAACGCGTTTACCGACGTTTTGGCAAAGCCTGAAACCGACCCCGTCGCGTTATGGAATCATAACGCCGACTACCCGTTAGGTAGACGCAGTAGCGGAACTTTAAAGGTATGGGAAGATTACCGGGGCTTGCGGTATTCGGTTTTGATGCCCAAGAGCGCCGAACGAATTGTAGAAGCCGTACGAAGGCGCGACGTAGTAGGCTCTAGTTTTGCGTTTACGGTATCGCCTAACGATGAAACCTTTGAACGTAACGACGAAGACGGCATACCGCGCCGACGTATTAGGCGGGTAAGCTCACTTTTGGACGTTGCGATTGTTCTTAATCCGGCGTACCCTTCTACGTCGGCCGCCGTGCGTATGCGGGCCGCAGACTTTCTTACCGTAGAAGCCGAACAACAAGTAGACGAAGCACCGGCCAAAGCCGGCCCGGTAGCTTCCGCGTTTGTTTTTAAAGCCGGCAACGTCGCCAACTGGTTACGCCGTGTATAACAAAATGTGTAAAACATGCGGCGCGCTAATGCGTTGCCGTAATAGTTTTAGGAGCGGTACGGTACAAATTCAGTACCTACGGTGCGCCCGTTGCGACGCACGAAGAAAAATAGAAATACCCGCCGCAGAAGTACACCGCCGCGAAAGTGTAAGCAACACAAAAACGCGCTAACGGTCTGATAATTTAAATATACCGGTAACGGTTTTAAATTTAAAACTTTTGGAGTATGTACCAATATGTCTAAATTAGACGAAATTAGGAACGAATCGCGGGACGTGGCTGATAAAATCGACGCACTACGCGCCGTAGAATCAGACGACGCCGCAGTAAACGAACAACGGGACGCAGACCTAGGCGAACTTATGCAGCGCGCCGAACAACTCGAAACAAACGCCGACGCAGAAGCAAAGGTTTTAGAAACCCGCGCAAAGTTGGACGCGATTGTAAACCGTTGCAGCGCCCTAGACGCGCCGGCGGTTGTAGAAAAACGGGAGGTTGCCGCAATCCAGCCGGTACACAACCACAAGCAACTACGCGCTTTTAAAGACGCCGAGACAGCCTACCGTTGCGGGCAGTTTATTAGCGGTTACGTTTTGGGTAACGACTCTAGCCGCGAGTGGTGCGAACGTAACGACGTTTCTACCCGTGCTATGGGAAGCGCCGCAAGCACTAAGGGCGCAGCGTTTGTAGACGACGAACTTTCTAGCGTACTTATTCGCAACGTAGAAGAGCAAAACGAACTGTATAGCGATATGCAACGGTTTACAATGTCTTCGGATACACTTTTAGTTCCTAAAAGAACCGGCGGTATTGCGGGCCAATGGTTAGACGAAAATACCGAAATTTCTACAGCCGACGCAACCGCCGGCCAAGTAACGCTAAACGCTAAAAAGTACACAGTAGCTACCCGCGTAGCTTCGGAACTTTTGGCCGATTCGGTAATAAACTTGGCTGATATGCTTGTAACTGAATTTGCTACGACATATACCGCAGCGCTTACAGACGCCGCAGTAAATGGCGACGGTTCCAGCAGTTACGGTGGTATTGTTGGCGTACTGGATTCTACCGCCGGCATTCTAGCCAGTGGATCGGCCGGAAGTGTTCACACTACCGCTACCGGTAATAATCTGGTAACTGAAATTACTACAGATGATTTTGTTTCCTTACTCGCGCTCTTACCAAAATTTGCGCATGGTTCGGCCCGTTTCTATTGTTCGCCGTATGTTTATCACTCGGCTATGCAACGGCTAGACCTTGCACAAGGCGTAACTAGCTTGCAAGTAGGCGCCGGGGCCAACTTCTTAGGTTATCCCGTAACGCTTACTACGGCCATGCCGGGAAGCGCCGCAGACGCCGGCGACGTTGCCGTATTGTTTGGCGACGCTAGCCGGGCCGGTTGTTTTGGAGTACGTAAAGAGTTTGCTATCACTTCTTCTAGTGAACGATTTATAGAATTTGATCAAGTAGCGTTTTATTCAACGCTGAGGGCGGCGATTAAATTTCATGATCTTGGTACGGCCTCAGTTGCCGGGCCTATGGTTGCTCTGAAACTTGGCGCCGCGTCTTAACTTCGCGTAGTTAGAAAACTTGCGGGCGCCTCTATCATTAGGGGCGCCCGCATTACTAACGAAGCAAAGGGGTTAAGGTGAAAATTGAACTATTACGGCCGTGGCGGTGGTTTAAACGTGGGCATATTGCCGAAATGGCAACGGGCCGCGCTTTACACCTTTGTAGCCTTGGAATTGCTGCGCCAGTGGATAGCGCACCAAAAGCAACGCCAAAGCCTACAACAAAGCCGCAACCCGAAGAACCCGCCGCCGGCGACGAACCAAAACAAAAACCCAAACGCCGCCGCGTAAGGAAGGGTAAGTAATGCGCTACCGTAGTTTAATAAGAGTAACCGAACCAACCGTAGAACCCGTAACGGTGGCCGAAGCAAAAGCACATCTACGCGTAGAACATAGCGCAGACGATAACCTAATATCCGACTATATAAAGGCGGCTAGGGAATACGTAGAAGAATATTTAGACGTTACTCTAATGCTTACACAATGGCGAATGAAAATTGATATTTTCGCGCCAGTAATACAGCTACCCCGCCCAAGTATGGCAACCGCCGCCGGTTATACAGACGTTACCCTAACGTACACCACAGAACAAAACGCAGTACAAACGCTACCTAATAATGAATACCGAATAGACCGCGACACGAAGCCCGGCGAACTACGCCCAACCTACGCCGCTTCGTGGCCTAGCCACCGGGCCGATTATAATTCTATTTCGGTTACGTGGTGGGCGGGTTATGGCGCAGCGGGTAGCGACGTACCGCAACGCATACGCCACGCGGTTTTATTGCTTGTTACTCATCTTTACGAAAACCGTAGCGCCGTCGCTGTAGGCGCTAACGCAAATAGTAAACCGTTAGAGTTTGCGCTAAAAACTCTTTTAGACTCTAGCCGGTGGGGGGGCTATTTATGAGCATTACAGGCCGCGTAAACGTAGACGCGCTAATTCACGATAAAACAGCCGCTAACATAAAGGTAATAGACCTAGAGAGCCATACAACGGCCACGGGTGCTAAGGTTGCGGTAGTAACTGGAACCGCCACCGCCGACGGTGTAGACATAGACCCCACAAATCCGGGATACACCGACGCCGGCGGCAACGCGGTTACGTTTAGTTCTGTTTCTTTATTGGTTATCACCGGTAGCGACGCGCTAACACTCGACGCCGGCGACGTTAAAACAAAAGCCGACGCCGGTAAATGCGCAGTAACAGCAACGCCGGGCCATACCACCGGAACTATAAGCGTAAGCGGTAGCGGGGCTTTTAGGCTTGTAATAGTGGGGGCGTAATGAATCCCGGCGAACTACGCGAACGAATCGAACTACAGAAGCCACAAGAAACGCAAAACGCGTTAGGCGAAGTTACGCAGACTTGGCAAACGTACGCAACGCGCTACGCAAGCGTAAACACGTTAAGTAGTAAACAAGCCATAGCAACAAACCAACAAGGTTTAACGCTAACGCATAAAGTACGTTTACGGACTATTGAAGGGTTAAAAGATGGCAACCGCCTTAGATGGCGAAACCGTACCCTACAAATAGTTAGTATTATTCAATACGAAAACTTTACCGTAACTGAATTGCTTTGTGATGAAAGGGCCGACTAATGGGCCGTATAGTAATAGAAACGACCGGGCCGGCGTGGAAAAAACTAGGCGACGAAATAGGGCATCTACCTAAAAAGTTTATAGCGAACGAATTAAAAAACACGCTAGGTCGTTTAGCTACATTAGCTGCGCAGCAATTACGGCCACGTATACCAACCGTCAGTAAAAAGTTACGTAAAAGCATAGGAACTAAGAAGGATAAATACAAAAGCGGTAACGCGTACGCTATTGTCGGTTTTCGGCGCGGTATGGGTATAAGTAAATACCAAGCGGCGGCCGTATACGGTACTACGTGGCGAACTACGCGAACTAATGCAGACCGTGGTTTTAACGCTGAAATGGTTCCAGACCCATTTGAAGCTACAACCGCAGCCGTAGCAAAACGCGCACGAATAGAAGTC